CCTGAATATCACCACTGGCAACTATGAAAAAAGTTAGATTTAATGTTAATGTAACCGTAACTGGCAATGAATACAGTCCAGGAGATGAAGGTGAATTGACCGAAACACAATTCGGAATTTTCCGATCAACTGGCCCGATGCCACACATTATTGATTTGACAACTGAGAAACCAAAACGTGTCAATAAACCCAGGAAAACTAAGAAACAAGATAACGATACAGAGTAATACAACCTCTAAAGGTACGTATGGTGGTATCGATAATAGTTGGGCAACTTTTACTACTGCTTGGGCTGCTATTAAGTGGCTTGGTGGTGGTATGGAGCTTATGGGAAATGACCAAATTCGTGGGGAAAGAAGAGCTAAATTTACTACTAGGTATCAATCTGGCATAACAACCGCTATGCGCATATCTTTCGATTCGCGCATTTGGGACATAGAAACTGTTATTAATGTGGATGAGCTTGGCAAGTATGTGGAAATACAAGGTCTGGAGAAATATGTCTGATGGACATTGATTTCAAGTTTGAAGGTCAAGAAGATTTTGACCGGAACATGAAGAAGATGAATTCTGAATTGCAGACTAAAGCATCTCATACAATGAGTGGTCATGCTGCTAGGTGGTACAGAGACAGAATGCAAGCTGTATTGCCTGTCAAAACAGGTGTGTTGGCTGCTTCCCCCACTGCTAAGAAGGTGCCTAAGAAATATTCGAGTAACATTGCTGAACATGAAGTGGGTGTACCTATAGGTAAAGGTGAGTCTAGAGCAGGTGCCTATGCCCACGTAATCGAATTTGGAAGATCACGCGGCCCCTTAGGGCCTATGAAAGGTAACAGATTGTGGACAATAACATTTGAACAAGGTGTAAATCAAATGTTGCAAGAGATGGCTAAAGCTGGTAAAAAATGGATGCGTAAATGGCTGTAATAGAATCCGGTCTCAAGGCTCGTTTGGAAGGCTACACTGCTTTAACAGCATTGTTGGCTGACGGTACGGACAGTATATGGGCTGAGTTAGCACCACAAAATGCGGATAAGCCATATTTGACATATTCTATACATGATGATATAGCAAGAAACGTTATGGGAAAGGAAACTACACCAACGGAAGCTTTGTTTCAAGTTTCATTTTTTGCAGATGAATATGATGATTTGTTACTCATATTCATACAAGTTCGGGCTTGTTTAAACAGGTATAGTGGCACAGAAGGCAGTGTTACGGTACAAGATACTTTTTATGATGGCAGGAACTCACAATATGATGAATCGGACCGAGACTATCAAATGAATGTGGATTTCCGCATATTTTACGAGGAATGATGAATGGGTAATTTAGTTATTAAAGGTAGGCCAGCTTGGTTAGGTGCCTACAACTTTGCTGATCAGATGAATGCTTTAGCCATTGATTATGGTTCTGAAGCCCAAAACAACACAATATTAACAGATTCCAATGTTTCTAATATAGGTGGTTTGTTCACATTTGGGTTTGCTTTCCAAGGGTTTTCAGACCATTCCGCAGCTGATGGTGTAGCTTTTACTAACATTGGTTCATCCGCACCTTTAGTGTCAGCTACAGAATCTGGCACGGAACAAGAAATAGCTTATTTGGTTAACACTAAACAATTGTCAGTGACCCCAATACAAGGGTCAGTTGGGGATATGGCAGGTTTAGAAGTTACAGGAAATTCAGCAGATAGGCTTATACGTGGGGTGTTGGAATGTAATAGGACTGCTGCGGCAACTTCAACTTCAACTGGCATTCAACAAGGGTCTGTATCAGCAACTCAGAAAATGTACGCCAGTTTGCACGTTACAGCAGCCAGTGGCAGCAGCCCAACATTAGATTGTGTAGTACAAAGTGATGATAATGCTGCTTTTACAAGTGCCACTTCCCGCATTGTATTTACACAAGCTACTACTACGACCAGTGAATTTAGTTCAGTTTCTGGGGCTATTACTGATGATTATTGGCGAGTTAGTTTCACCATAGGGGGAACAACACCGTCATTCACTTTTGCTCTAGCATTTGGAATAATATAGGAGATATACCATGGGCGATTTTGTCCTTACAAACGCAAAGGTTACAATTAATAGCGTGGATCTTTCGGACCACGTAGAACAAGTTTCATTTTCTTACGAAGCTGAAGGTGTGGATGATACTAATATGGGTGATACCACAAGAGTTATGCTTGGTGGTTTGCTTAGTTATGGTGTCGATATAACCTTTTCACAAGATTTTGCAGCTGCAAAAGTGGATGCTACTTTATTCAGTCTGGTTGGTTCAACCACGACTGTTGTGTTGGTACCTGTAAACACTACAGTATCATCAACTAACCCCAGTTTTACTGGGACCATGTTGCTGACTAGTTACAGCCCCATAGGTGGTACAGTGGGTGATAAGGCAACTGCACCAGTTCATTTTGATCCAGCAGGGGCTATTACTAGGGCAACTTCGTAATATAGAAGGAAGACAGTATGGAAGAGTTAACGTTAACAGACTTGGCAGAACCTAAGTATGAGTTAGTACCCATTACCATAATGGGTAAACAGGCGTATTTGCGCCCACTTAGTTTTGATTTGCAAATAGAAATGTATAAAACATTTGAAGAAAGGGCTGATACAGAAGCATCTAGTGATGATATGAAAATCATGCTAGGGGCAACACTTTGTGACAAAAATGGTAAATTGCTGTTTGAAAACACAACGGATGCTGTTAAAGTACTAGGTGACATACCAGATTTAATGGAAGCTTTTAGTAAGGTTTCAGAAGTCAATGCTTTTGATGTTGATGCAGAGGTAAAAGATTAAAGAGTTTGCCATTTGAAGTACTTAGGATACGACTAGCTAAAGACTTCAAAATGCCGCCAAGTCATGTTGGCAAACTCTTTTCTCAGCAAGACGTACTATCTATCTTGGCATTTGAGCAAATGCAGAATGAAGAAGAAGCGGAACAATCCCGCATGGGTGAATTGAAAAACAAAGCTACACAGGAGAGAAATAAAAGTGGCAGCTAAAATAGGTTCTTTGTTAGCTTCTATTGGTCTTGACACCGCTAAGTTTGAGAAAGGTGCCAAGAAAGGCATACGCGCAATAAATAATTTCAAAAAGCGTTTTCAAAAAGACATGCGTATTATGTCTAAGGCAGCAACAGCTTTGCAAAATCGTTTGGGCCGTTTAATAGGCATGGTAGTGACGTTGGCCGGTCCAGCTGCTTTATTAATGCTCGTTCGCAGTTCTCTTAAAGTGCAAGATCAGATGGCTAAGTTGTCGGATTCTTTTGGCATTGGTATGCAAGATTTAGCTGGTTTTACATTGGCAGCCGAACGTGGTGGGGCCACAGCTGAACAGTTGAAGAAATCTTTTGAGAAAATGGCTACTAATGTAGCAGACGCGGCTGAAGGTGTGGGTACAGCAGACGCAGCTTTACTAAAATTGGGTATTAGGGGCAAAGAGCTTGCAAAACTGCCAATGGCAGAACAGTTCAAATTATTAGCCGATAAAATAAGGCTGGTAAAAAACGAAACTGTAAAAGTTGGCATAGTCTATGATATATTTGGTAGGCAAGGTACCAACATGCTAAAAACTCTTGAACTTGGCAGTGCTGGTTTAGAAAATTTTGTGCAACGCGCTAAAGACTTGCACATTTCTTTGAACAGGATAGATGCTGCACAGATTGAAGAAGCCAATGACACTATATTAGAAGCTAAGAAAACGATGGCCGGGTTTGGTAATTTGATTGCCTTGAAAATATCTCCCCTAATAACAGGGTTTGGTAATATGTACATTGATGCTGCTGTTGAAGCTAAGAATTTTGAAACAGTTGTCGATAATGCTTTCGTACACGTTATATCAGGTGCAGCTTTTGTTGTAGATGCGGTTGAAGGTGTAACTATAGCTTGGGCAACTGCAAAACATGCGGTTAAACAAGGTGTAGGTCATATTTTACTATTAATTGCTGAGGCTAAGGCAAAACTTGCTGACCTTGACCCAACCGATATAGTGTTTTCTGACAAATCGGCTAAAGAAGCTATGGACCATGTCGCCCTTTATGCAAAACAGGTGCAAAAATCAAAGATAGAATTAAACAACCTTATATTAGCGGCTGGCAAAGGGGGTGAAAAGTTCAAAGAGCTTATTGCAGAAATGGCTGCGTTCGCAGCTGCCAATGCAGAGGAATCGGCAGCTGCCAGAGAAAGACTTAAACATAACTTAGAGGAAGTCGAGTTATTAGCAGACAGAGCAGCGTTGGCTTTTTCAAACGCATTTCAAGGTTTCTTTGATGGGTTTGATACTGGTATGGATAAAATGTTGAGCACCTTTAAGAAAAACCTAGAAAAGATGGCAGGTGAGTTGTTAGCTTCTCAACTACTTGAAATATTCCCTTCTCTTGCTACAGGCAAAGGGGTTGGTGGCTTTATTGGCAAGCTGTTTGGTGTAGGTTTTGCTAAAGGTGGTTCCTTTGAAGTAGGTGGTAAGGGTGGTACAGACAATGTGCCAGTGGGGTTCATGGCTACTAGAGGTGAGACGGTCACAGTAACACCGGCTGGTCAAACAGGTGGTAGTAAAGGTCAAGGGGGTATAGTGAATAATAACACTTATGATTTCAGGGGCAGTACACTTAATGAGACTGAAGTTAGGGCTATGATTGAACAAAGTCAAAAAATATCAGAACGAAACATTCAAAATAAAATGGCACGAGGTAGGTTTTAATGCCTTCAATAGCGGCGTTTCCTTCTATAACACCCACTAGCTCTACCATGGGGCTTATAACGAACTCCAAGAGTTTTGTGAGTCCTCTGACAGGTTATACACAAACTTCTAGTCGAAAAGGTAACAGGTGGTTTCTGCGCATGGTGTTCAACAACTTGCAAACAGATGAGCGCGGTGTTTTGAAAGGCTATTTTGCCTTCATGGAAGGTCAAGTTAACCGTATTGAAGTTGGAGATCATTCTTATACTGGTGCTCGTGGTGCATTGGGTGGCACACCTAAGGTGAAAGGGGTTGATCAATCAGGTACTAGCTTAATTACAGATGGTTGGCCTAATAGCACAGTTGTTCTTAAAGCAGGTGATTTGTTCTCTTTTAATAACGGTACATACAACGAGTTGAAGATGGTTACTGCCGATGGCACTAGTGATGGTTCAGGAAATTTAACAATATCTATTATGCCAGAGATACACACCTCACCAGCTGACAATGCTGTAATAACCACTTCTTCCCCTGTAGGCACATTTATGTTAGTAGAAAATATGTTGGGTTGGACAAACAGACCAGGACAATTAGCAGGTGTGGTAGCACCTTTGTCTGATTATGCTGTTGACTTAATTGAGGATATTGGCACATGAGTTTAGGTCGTGGCATTGCTTCAGCAGTAACTACAGACATTGCAAATGAGAAACATGTAAGATTGGTTTCGTTTGCTAAATTAGAATTAGATTCTGGCACTTTGTATATGCATGATTCTATTGGCACATTTACTTGGTCTGATCCTGATGATGGTTCTAAAGCATGGTCAGGTATTGGGGATTTTGGTGGCATAAGTACAGTAGAAGAAAGTAAACAGATAAG